GTTGATGTTTTATCTGCACCAAAATCAAGTACTGCTACAGCAGGGTTAGTGCCGCCGTTTGCTAAGTAGATCAAAGCGCCACGAGCAGTAATAGTCGCATCCGCCCAAGTAGTATCCGCGAAATCCAAAAACGCGGTTGTGCCTGTAGACGCTGGATTAGTGGATATAGTTAGTGTATTGCCCGCAGCAACGTAGTTAGTCCCTGTGACTTCATTAGTTGTTGCATAAGCGGTAGTCGTAGCGCCCAGTGTTGCACTTGACGTGTACAATGCTATTTTGAAAACTTGAGATGTCCCTGTGCTAAAGTCAAAGTCGCCACCAAGAAGCTCTACTTTGAAGGACGTTGCCATTGCTTGTGATATCGCCATTTTTCTTTCCTCTAAGGCATAGCGCCCAATTTAATTTGATTATGCTACTGGGATTCTTACTTGCCCAGAGCGGTACATATCTTCACGCATCTTACCATCCCCAAGGTTGCGGAGCAGTAATAACGCTTGGGTAAACATTTTCTCGTAAAGCGCAAGCATATCAGGCTCACCCTTCATAAAACGAATTGCTTGTACTAAGGCCCCGTTAAGCAGAGCAGAGTCAAACTCATCCCCTAGCCATGTGGTCCCCGCGGTTACAATAGTCTCAGGGTAGTACCCGTAGTGTAGCTCCACAGCATAAGCAGCATCTGGAGTCGGGCCTAGTATAAAAGAGGTATCACTAAACACGGCATAGTGCTTGGGTTTGCCAGTGCTAGTAGGGTTTGGATACGCCTGCCGCACGAAGTTTACATCTTTGTTTAACAGGTACTCATAGTTACCCGTAGCGTCAATAACGGCAAGTGAGAACGTGTAGAGAAAATCTGTAGGGTAAATAAGGTAGCTATTACCCACCCCAAGCGCCCCTGTCTGGTTACGGCGCAAAGCGGGTATCTGAACAGTATTATATACGAACTGCTCCGCCTGCTTAACAAACATGGCAAGCTGGTCTTCTGTAAAAGTCTGCTCACAGATATCCTGAATATTTACTTTAAGCTCAGTATAATTCACCAGCTACTCCCTAACCCATTGGCCCACGAGCCATAGTACCCTTAGTAGCGGCACCTGTACCGCGTATCTTTACACCGGCAGTCTTTAAATTGGCCGGGGGTTGGTTGCAGGTATCCACTTTATAGACAGTAGGCACATCAGGGAAGTCAATTATCTTAGGTGTTTTTACTGTTGATCTAGATTTGTTCTTCATTTTAGCATCCTATTCTGTAGTTACTGTAACATTACCCACAGTACCTTTGGCTTCTAAGTTATCTGGGGTTACCCCAAAAGGGTCGTTTAAACCCACCGGATTCCAACCCCACTGTATGTTCACACTACTAAACTCACCTGAAGGTACTAGGCTTCTGTCAGGTCTTGGATTACGTATCGCTTGCGGGTCATCTACTGGAAACCTACCTAGCATTAGCTGAGGTTGATCTGGGCTCCAACATTCAGGGCACGCTTTTGTCTGCGTTACGGTTCCTGCTACTACTAAGTTCTTTAACTGTTTTAGCTTGTACTCAAACCCGCACACATCACACATTGCAAGGGCTATCTTATTTGAGGCAAACCTAGTGGTCATGCTTAATACCCACTTATTCTAGGGACTAGCCGTAGAGTTGCTTTTTCTCTGTCTTCCCCAGCCGCTAGTTCCCACTGACGCTCATACTCAGCCTGTAGCATGGGTATTCTAACCATAAGATCAGGGTCTTTAGCCGCTATGTAATATGCCAACCCCGCAACTAAACAGGGTAGGAACCGAAAGCTAACATCAGCGTCATTAATACCTTCCCCAGCATCTTGGATACGGCGCATACGCCAATAAACCAACTGGTAGTAAGGCTCAGCAACTGTACCCCTATCTGGAACGGGCCACAACCTAACAACGGGAGCAATGCTCCGGTCCACGTTCACCTGTATAGGGCGACCCTGTGTTAGCTTGTTAGGGATACTAGCGTAAGTAGGCATACTTACTCTGGCTATAGTTAAGTCTGATTGCAGGTTTTCATTCCCCTGCTCTGTACGTATGACTTGCTCTAGTAGGTCTATGGTTTCAGTAGGCAGAGAATACGTAGATTGGCCCTGAACTAGAGGTAGTACTCCTTCCTCTATGGTCCACATGTTTATGCCGCGGTTCTGCCACTCAATGGTCAGCAGATTCATGGAACGCCTAGCAGTTCTAAAGTCGTAACCAGACCGCATTTCACGACCGGCACGTTCCCATGCTTCTTCGGCAATCTCCGTGAAGTCCATGTTAAACGAGGAAGTACCTGAAGTAGCCATTATTTTTCCTTCCTTCTAAGCGGTGCTACACGTTTGGGTTTTCCTGCCGGTTGTCCTAGGCGCTTCTTTTGCGCTACACGGGACTTCTTTTCTGCCGCAGTCATTTCACCAGATGTCTTAGGTGTTTTACTGGAAACCTTTTTAGTTGGCCTACAGTACGGGGTTCCCCGTTTATCGCCGTCCTTGCGCCCACAAGCCTTGCCTGTTTTTACGTCTTTCCAGTCTTCCGCAAACCAACGCTTTAGGGCTTTACCCTTCTCGGTTTTACGAACGGCCACTAGCTTTCTTCTTTCGGCACTTTGCGATAGCACCCGAGGCATACGCGGAAGGGAAGACTTTATATGATGCCTTCACCTTGCGGTAACATTCATCTTTGACCGTACCGCCCTCCTTAAGCGCAATGGGCTTCATTTTGCCCATGCCTCGGCACTGCATCACCGCATTGTACCCTTAGTACGGCCCTTAGTAACGCAACCATCGCCGCGACCTACTGAACCGCCTGCCATGTACCCTTTCATTTTAGGCTTTGCTTTACCCATAGCTTGCTTATCGTCCATCTTACCGCCCATCATGCCGCCCGCCATATACTCTTTTTTCATAAGTCTAAACCCTTGTATTAGCTACATTGATACATATATATATAAATTCATCGTCGGTTAAGTTGCGTTTGGCTAGGTTTACCTTACCCGCAACCCACTGAATATTCCCTACTACGTACCCTACGCTGCTGTCTATTCTGTCTAGACTTGCTGTGCCACCCTTATACGTAGTAGTGAGGTCTACCCCACTTAGCGCACATTTAGCAGTATAGGTGTCCCACATCTGTTCTTCTGTAAGGTTAAACTCCAACCCTCTATTCCTAGCGTTTTTTATTACTCTACGGTATATTCTAGTCTTGTCTCCGACAGTCCGGTTCTTGGCATAACCTCTGGCCTTACCAACACAGAGTTTACACTGCCAGTCTGCAACTGTGCTTTGTTTTGCATGGCCCAGCCTAGTGTACGCCTGCTCCCTACCACACCCACTACAGGTGCTACTCCACTTACCTTCCGCATTTTTGTATACCTCAGTGGGCTCAATTTGTCCCTTTTGGTATTTATTCGTGCAGTTTCTACAAGTACCCCGGGCCAACATTTTTACCGCACCATATTTAGTTGTAAAGGCTACTTCGGCCCCACACTTGCAGGTAGTCCTAAACCCACCCTCTGCTTTAGAGATTCTTGAGTCTTCTATGGTCACCATCTATGTGAATAAGCCCTTGATTCTGCTACCATTTTGCTCTATCGGCCCAGTAAGCTGCGCTCATCTTACCCTTGGCAATGTTCTTACCGTGACGAGCCTTAAATGACTTGCGCTTAGCCTTCATCTTATCAGACTCTCCTGCTTTAGGTTTACCTGCCGTAGATGCGCCCTGCTCCCCAAACCGTATTATCTTCTCTTTACCACCCTCACAAGCCTTAACTATATGAGACTTCTTCGGGTGGTTAGAAGTTCTATTTGGCTTATTACAAGCCATGCTGCTTTTATCTGCTCGCTTAACCATAGAGCTTTTGCACAGTTAGTATCATGGTGTAGGTGTTCCCCGCCGCTGCTGGCACAGAAGTAGCAACTATATCACCACTCTTACCCGCTCCTGAGTTATTGGGGATACCAAAGTCAGTAAAGTCATACTGCTCTGTCCAGTTTGATGGAAAGTCAAAAAGTAACACGTTAGTGTCTGCATCCCACTCCAGCTTAACTGCTACGCCAACACTGGCAAAAGTTAGCTTTTCTAAAGTAACTCCTGTGCAAGGACGTTTACTAACGGGGTCAGCCGCTAATGATGAAACATCAACCACAATAACGGTAGCCGACGCAGGGGGTGACCCTGCACCAATAACTGTAGTTACCTTAATGATGGCCGTGCGGCCGCCATCTTGGATTATTTGTGAAGCATTTGTATCAGCCATGAGTTAGCTCCTTATGAGAGAGCAGCGCCGATAGAAGTAACCCAAGCAGCGCCTGTGTTAATTACTAGACAAAACTCGTTATTGCCTGCACCATTATCGCTAACGATATACACCGTACCAGCGGAAACAGTAGCAAAAGCGGGAAGATTAGCCGTGGTTACGACTGGGAAATCAAAGCCGTTTGTAGAAACGACGGGACCAGTAAAGGTAGTTGTAGACATTTTGGAACCTCACATGCGAGTTATGGCGTATCTGTCTGCATGTCGTCAGCCGGGACTGTCAGATACACCGGTCTAGTTCCCGGGATAACCCCAAGTATATAACATTTATTCTTGCATTGCACAACAGATAGGTAAAAAAAGACCCACCGTAGTGGGTCTAAGCCTTCTTATGGGCATTGGAACGCCTTGTCGGGTAAGTTCCAACGTTAGCTTACCTCAACTTAGCTAATTTACAAACAAATTACTGTTTAGTACGGGCTTTCTTTTTAGCCGCAGCACTAAGTTCCCCATAGTGGAGGAGGGTGCTGGCATTTTTACTCATTTTTGAACCACTCATAAGTGTGCCGTCTGGGTGTTTATGGGTCTTACCTGTAAACACTTCCCCATTCTTTCTATAATGCTTTGCGTTTTTCATAATATACCCCGGTTAAACTCCACCCAAAAAGAAAAGGGGCCTAAGCCCCTAATCTCAACACCGTTTGCTTATTAAGCGCCCGGAGAACCAAATATACCCAGTGGATCAGATACGCCGAAGCTGTATCTCTCGCGGGCTTTATAACGGCTGTTACCAGTGTCGAAATCAGCATCCATGCTTGTTTGCATAGGTGTTCTGACAAAGTGCTTCAGGCCGTTAGGAATGTCCGTCATCAAGAACCAAGCATTGGTATCCGTTAGGTAATGGTTAGTTGAATAACCACCCGGGATAGCACTGTTGTTCTTAAGGGCGTTCAAGTCGTTATCTGCTGTACCAACACGGAGGTTAGTTTCCAAGATGCGCGTAGCAACGAATTGCAAGGCAGGTGGAATGATTAACTTCTTAGGTTGTGCAGCAATTAGCAAGCCACGCTCATCAGTCCAGCCAGCAATCTGAATAACAGCCGCTTCTAGTGAAGCCTCGTTAAGGTCAGCCGCAATAGCAGGACGGTTAGAGTTAACGCCACCAGAAACCAATGGATGCGCTGTTGAACATAAAGACACACCGTCACCGTAAGTAGTAGCGCCGGAGAATGCGTTGTTCAATATTGTGGAACCTTTAACTTGCTTAGTGTAAGCCATAGCGCGGGCGAGAGCCTTTGTATAGCGAGCAGAAAGTGAGTCGTAAAGATTATCCTCAATAGCTTCCTCAGTAATAGAGAACCCCATTGCGATAGTCTCGTTGGTATACCGAGCAGTGTACGCTTCTTGTGCGTTATCATACTCAATAGCAGCGCCTTCACCCTTAACAGGTGCAGCACTAAAGCCTGACAGTTTAACTTCTTCCTCGAATGAGCGGTCAGAAGTTTCTGATTCAAAAATCTCAGCAACCTCATCGTTGTACTTCGCATATTCGAGACCAAATAAGGCGTTTAGGCCCGGTAGTAACTCCTTAAGGAGTTGTGCTCTTGAAATAGCCATCTGCTAGTCTCCTATACGCCAGTTGTGTTGTTGTACTGATGCAAGTTGATCTTAACAATCACCTCAACAAAAGTATCAGCAGCGGTTTTAGTTTCATCTACTGTGGCAATAACGCGCACAACTAGAGCTGCGGTTCCGGCTTCAGAGCCTGCTAATACAGACGAACCAGAATTACCCGTGGTAGCATTTCCCGTGCCTGCTAATACAGACATGTTAGCGCCAACTGATGCCGAAGGCGCAGAAGACATAGCACTACCAGCGTTAGTCACCGCTACTTTAAAAGCAGCCATCGGATCGTCAACAACAATACCATACGCTTCCGTTACAGAAGTGCCGGGGTAAGTCTGAGCCGGTGTGAACTGACCGAGGGAATTGACGTACTGTACGCCCATAAACACACCGCAGGGAGAACCTGTAGTAGTGCCCGTAAATTTTACTAACGAACCGTTCGCCGCGACTGAAACCAAATCACCGTTGAAGATAGCTGTATTGTAAGTGCCTGCGATTGGAATCAATCGGGTCGCACCTGAATAAGGCATACCGTCTATACGGTTAACTGGCTCAAAGCCGTAGGGAGCGTTGACTGTTGGATAAGCCATTTGTAACTCCTAATTTTGTTAGCCTTTACCGAAAGTAACCTTCGTTTTCCTATCGTTAAATAGGGGCATACGGGGGTCATTGTTTCGCATAAGACTGTTATCAACAGATTGCATCTGAGACGAGGCTTGGTTTGAATAGTAAGCCGCTCTTTCTGCAACCATCTCGTTTGGGGCCTTGCACAGCATCAAACCACTAACGATGATATTGTCCTTAAACCGGGGGTCGTCCACGGCATCGGAGAATATCTCGGGGTGAGCTGTAGCAGGTACAGGTTCCCATCCTTCACGCATTTTGGCAGAAACGTTGGCTGCGTCAGCCTGACCCATCATAGCAACTCTAACCCAGCGGTACGAATAACCTTCTTCCGGCACGGGGCTTGGCAATGCTTCAGGCCGTACCCATGCTGCTTTACGTTCCGTGTTTGCTCGGGTTTGACCTTCTCTATTAGCTCTATTTTGCGTCATTATTCGTTCCTCAGTAGTACGGCAGCCTGTTTGGCGTATTCTTCCAGCGAGATTCCAAGTCTTCTAGCAATAGCTACTTGTGATTGCTTTAGTACCACCTTTCGGGGTGCTGTGCTCCGCGTAGCGGGTGCAACCACACTGCTTGCCTTCTTCTTAGTCTCTGGTGTGTCTTCTATACCTTCGTCAAAACTTTCCGGGAACACTTGTCGCATACGAGCGTTAATTTTGTCGTAGTACCCGTCAGATCGTGGGTCTTCCCCATCTTTCGTAAGTTTGTTATGTAACCCCAGCGCAAATGCGGTCATTTCATCATCAGCTCCAAACCAAGAGTTTTCACCTCTCCAGCTTTCGGCCTTCTCATCCCGCGCAGGTTGCGGTTCTGGGGCATTTACCTGTTGTTGTACAGCATTGGCCTGTGCTTGTAAAGCCCGGATTTCTCTTGGTTTCAGGCCGTCTACCTTTGCCTGCCGTATCTGGGCCGTGTTAAGTGCCTGCTGGGCTTCTACGATAGCATCTGAGTTACCCGCCTCGTATGCTTCTTTATACCCTCGCTGAGCCATAGCAACTTCTGCTTGAACCTGTTTCTTGGCCGAGGTTATTAACGCATTATGGCTGTGGTCGGCGGAACCCTTTAACTTTTCGTTCTCCGCCATCAGGCTACGGGCGTAGGTCTCTAGCTCGCCGGACTGACGCATGGCATCTTCTTTAGCCCTACGCTCATCATGGTAGCCCTTACTGAAGTGCTTAATACGCTTCTTAACTTTCTCTGAGTAGTTCTCCAGCTCATCGTCAGTTACAGACTCTGGCGGGGTTGTGGCTTTGCGCCCCCTATCTTCTGCGGGGGTGTCGTCCTCAATTTCTATCTCAAAGTCACTCTCTGCTTTTTGTTTAGCAGGGGTCTTCATGTCTTCTCTACCAACGGCACCTTCTACTTCTATACTGTTGGTTTCTTTTTCGTCTAGGGTTACCTCAACCTCAGCATTAGTCGCATCTGGTTCCGGGAACTCGTACTCCACTTCTTGCATAGCCATACCTTACTCCTTAAGCTCGCGTGACAGCACGCGGATCAGCAACGACTGCTTCTACAGAGTCGTCGTTCATTAGTCTATATTCTTGGGTTCCCACCTTAAAGCGCGTACCAGTGTTAGCCCGGAACATTACATAGTCCCCCACCGCACACCACGGACCAGTAGGGAAACGTTCTTTATCAGAATACGCCTGCTTACCCATCTCAATAACTGCACCAACCGTAGACAAGATATACTCCTCTCGTACAGTCTGGTTTGACTTAACTAACCCACTTTCACCATAGGTTTCTTCCACGTTTGGAAGTGCGATAAGTACTCGGTAACCTACAGGTACTGGTATCTGGGCCTCTATTTCAGCAGCTTCCGCCGCCTCGGTCTCAATCCTACCCTTACGTTTTTTCTCCAGTTCTGTAGGTTCCACGGGAAACAACTCTAACTGCTCCGTTAGTGGTTCCCCTGATGCCCCCACAAGCACACTGGTCTGCCCGACTTCTGCTTTACTCATCATCTTCTTCCATATATTTACGCGAAAGGTCATTTAGTTCTCTAAGTGCGATGTTTAGACCCTGAATTACACCACACCCCTCCCTGTACCCGGCGAAGTCTTTAGCTCCCCCGTTGTTCAGAAATTCTTGTGCAGAGGTTTTATGCTCCGTTAACTTGTTGTTCAGCACGCCAAAGACGGTAGTAGCCATTAGATTCCCTCTGGGTTATTTAGGTTGGCTTGGGCCATATTGCGCTGGGCCTCTTCTGCTTTAAGACGTTCTTCACTACGCGCCTTGTTTGCATCCAGCATTAGTTTAGCTTCCGCTAAGTCTGCGCTTGAATTGGCCGCGTCTGTCTGTGAGGCTATGCGAGCCGCTTCGAGTGAGGCTGTATTACCTGCCTTCTCTGTATCTAGCTGTAGTCTTGCTGCGTCGAGTTGTGTATCCGCTTGGTCTTTCTGGGCCTTACGCTGAAGTTCAGCTTCCTTCAAGGCGAGCTCTCTCTGTTGCATCTGGATTATGGGGTCTTCGGCTTTCTGCTGCGCTTGTTGCTGCGCCGCGGCGGCCTGCTTCTGCTGGGTTAACTGCTGTCCTGCCTGTGCCATAAGCTGAGCCAACTGTACCGCTTGCTCCTCTGGTAGTTCTGTATCTGGTGCAGGTAGTGGGACACCCAAGGTAGTCTCCATCTGCTGCCTGTAGCTAAACGCCACATGCTCCCCTATATGAGCTGTTAGAGCGGACATGATCTGCTGCGCTGCTGGGTTCTGCCCGATGAATGCCGCTATCTGCGGGTCTTGCATAAACGCTTGGTGGGTAGCAATGTGCGAGTCGTGGTCTTGGAATATAACCGCTTTCATCGGGGTACCATTCAGGGCGTTCATGTTCTCACTAACTGGGTCCGTAGGGATCAAGTCCGCTGAGGTAGGCACCAGCTTATCTGCGTTTTGAATGCCCAGTACCTCAATCATCTGCCTATGCAACTGAGGTAGGTCGTATATCTCTGGAGCCCCTTGAGACATTTGTAGAACCGTCTGGTACTGCACTACCCGCTGAGCCATTGTACTGCTGTTAGGGTCGCTGACAGGTATAACCTCTACCATTGCGTAGTCAGCTTGTCTGGCCCTAGCCTCTCCACGTTCGGGAAGGTACTCGTACTCCTCTGGGGCATACTCGGCAATAATCTTACGCAGTAGTTTAAATTCCTGCTTCATCGCGTAGTGGACCCGAGACTGCACCGCGGCCATTGGCTTTAGCGTGCGTTCAAGTAGCGCGAGCGTAGTACCCACCGGTGCGTTAGCGCCCATGTCAGATATGTTCATATCCGAGATAGCACCTAGTCGTCTACCCTCATCGGTAATCTTGTCTAGCAAAGCCAGTAAGGTTTGACTGGGCTCTTTGTACGGTAGGGGTAGGATGTTGTCTCTAATCGAACCTGATGGTACATCCACATCCCTGAACTCGCCGGGGCCAATGGGGGTGTCATCTCCCTTAACTCGTAGTCCTCTAGATTTAAGACCGCCCGGTAAATTGGATAGGGTGCCAGCATCAACAAGCTGACGAATAAGGGAAGTGCCCGCTTTAGCGTAGCCCCCAATAATGTGAATAAGGCCAAGCCCATAGAATCCAAACCCCGGTACGTATACATAGTGAACGAAGTGCTGACGCTTCAACATCAGTGGGTCTGGCTCTTCCCAGTTCCGTCTGATACCTAGCACATGGTTAGAGCCCCGCTCTATGGTAACCACATACGGCTTAGCTAACTGGTAGCCATCGTCTGTTTCATCTACATCTACCCCATCTATAATAAGATTAGCGTTTATCTCATATACACAATACCGGTCGTCGTCAGTGACGGAGTATCCGCCTTCTTCAGCCTTCTGCTCCTCAATATCGCTGTGGTATGCCACAGGCTCGCCTAAGTCTATATCTCTATAGAACCCAGCCGCTTGTAAGGTCGTCATTTCGTGTTTTGTCTTACGCATTACGTGAGTTACACGCTCTGCTTGCTCTATTGTAGAGGCTCCGTAGGGCACAATTACGTCTTCTGCGGGGATATATAGGGCTACTTGGCGGCCTAAACTAGGGTCAAAATACACCTTTTTAAAAGCAGAACCGGCCAATCCTAGACTATAAAGCATCCTTTCGTGCTCTGGGCGGTACTCCGTCATCACCTCAGTCAGCTCATAATTCATGTCTGTCTGCACACGGAGGGCTGCATCCTCCTTATCCTTGGTAACTTCCCCTAGAACCTTAGTTTTCACAGGCCCAGAAGCGGGAAATGTCTCACTCATGGCCTCAGCTTGGAACCTTATGTTGGCCTCAGCTAACACAGTGCTATAAACACCGCAAGCATTCTGCCAAGGCTCGGTCTTTTCCTCGTATTTCAGGCCAATACTCTCTAAACCCTTGACATAGGTGTTAGCCCACTCCTTGCGGGAGTCAATATCCGACTCTACATACCCAACTAACTCACTCGCTATCGTAGTAAGCTCTTCGTCGTCTAGGTATTCGGCAAGATTTGCGTCAAACGGGGCTAGTTCCTCGTCCTCAGCGGGGCCTCCCCCAAAAGTTATCTCTACATCGCCATTTTCTAGGACTACTTCAGTCCCATCTCCTGCCATGAGGTCTATTTCAATCATAGCCTCAGCTTCGCCCATGTCTTCTATGCCCACAGGCAGGTCGTATATTTGCTTTTCAATTGCCATTAGTAGTAGCCACCCTTTTTATGTTTGAAATACTGCTGTTCTTCCTCTAAATCCGATGGGAGTCTTATAAACCCACCCTTACGGAACCGCATCATAGCCTGAGTTGTGGAATCCACATAGTCATCGTGCTCACCCGCTGGAAAACTAGCAACCTCTTCAATTACTTCTTCTGCCCAGCGTTTGCTGGGGGCCCAAACCATACCTGAGGCAAACATGTCCGACACAGCATTAAGTCGGCTTATCTTATCGTTACCCTTAGTAGGAGTAAACTCCTGTACGGGAATGCCCATAGCCCTAAGCTCGTAAATTAGGGGCGAACCTGACGCTTTCTTCTCCACAATCAGGGAATCTGGGGCCCATTCCTCGTGCTGCTCCACCGCGGCCCGCTTTAACCTAGGAAATTCCATCCTTTCCCGGAACGCATTGAGTAATATTATGTTTGCCCGCTCAACCCCGTCGTCGCCGGTCTGGTAAAACACTCCCCAAGTAGTACAAGCGGAGTAATCTGATCTGTTTGTCTTCTCAAAGGCCGTATCCCACGATTGAACTATGAAATTAACCTCCGGCGGCTCGGGTTCTTCCCAAATCTGCCACCATTCACGCTTGACTATAGCAGAGTTTTCTGAAGTTGGCTGCTGTTGGTACTGCGCCATCCACTTACCGTTGGGTAGTTCCTCCCTAAGTGCTTCGAGCTCCTTAAGTTCCCAGAATTCCGGCCACACAGGGTTACCAGAGGGCATAAGTGCAGGAAATTCAATGACTTCCCACTCGTCCCCACCACGTAACGCGGCAGATTTCAACACTTTTGCGGTTAAATCACGCAAACTCCAGCGAGTCATCACTATAACTATAGCCCCACCGGGCTGTAATCGCTGTCTGGGCCCTGATGTATACCACTCGTAGGTTTTGTCATAGACCTCGGGGTTAACTTCTGCCAGTGCGGCCTCTTGTTCCGAGTGAGGGTCATCAATAATGAGCAGGTCAGCACCTTTACCCGTTACTGCACCGCCTACACCAATAGCGAAGTAGTCCCCACCCTTACTGGTGTTCCACCGTCCGGCAGCTTTTGAGTCACTTTGTAGGGTGAGCTCGGGGAATATCTCCCGGTAGTTATCTTGGTCTACTAAGTTACGCACCTTACGCCCAAAGCCCACGGCTAGTTCTGCTGTGTGCGAGGTTTGGATTATCTTTTTGTTGGGGAACTTACCCAAGAACCATGCGGGTAATAGGTAAGATGCAAATTCACTTTTAGTGTGGCGCGGTGGCATATTAATAATGAGCCGTTTACATTCCCCCGATGCCACTCTCTCAAAAGCCTCCGCCATAATTGCATGGTGTCTGCCACTAATAAAGGTGGGCCACATCTGGTTCACGAAATCTATAAACCGTGTCTGGGCCTTTGTTTTCAACTTTAAGCGGGCTAGGTGGTCTAGTTCGGCAAGTAGTTTTTCTTGCTCTACCTGCGTTAGCATGGGTAAGATTTTAGGTATGTCTGACAGGGCTATGCCATCAAATACACTCTTACTCATCGTCATCTTCCCCCAGCACCCCTAGAGTTTCGTCTAACCTGCGTAGGGTTTCTTCTTGGTCTAGCCTACCAAGTGATGCGTCTAGGGGTACGGTATCTATAACTGAGGCATTGAGGAGGTTTTTAATCTTAGCCTTGATGGCGTTTTCTAGGTCTACCGGGTCTTTATAGTTGACTGTTATTTCACTGCGCTGGGTGAATATCCCTATGTCGCTGTGCTTGCCGAGGAGCTCTAGTGCTTTCAACTCGTACCGTGGGTCGCCGCAATCTGCAATTTCCATTAGCTTATTAGTAATAGCCGCCCGGGCTTCAGCCGCATCCACAGCAAGTTGTTGGCCGTAGGTACGCAGGAATGCCGCAGCAGCGTAAGCTGTATTGGTTTCAGTTAGATTGCCGGGTTTGGAGGAGTTTGCGACGGCCTTTAGCAGGGCCTTCTCACGGGCAGCGTCGCCCTCAGTGCAATCAAGGGGTGCGCCCATCTCAACTTGCAGCTCTGCTGTATTTCCGGCGACAGTTATCTCGTCGAACAGAGTGTTTGTCTTCTCTTCAGACAGGTCATACGGGACTTTATGGGCCCTAGTAGGCTCCACTTTTACAGTAGACATGTTTTTCCGCAGGTAGTTATACCGATTTGGCCCAGTGTACAGCAGAGTTTTAAGCTAATCAATAGGTTAGGTTAACGAGATTTTTTAGTACCCCCCCGGGGTGTTGGTTTTTGGGTTGATAGGGGGTGGGTCCGTGGTACAGATGGGGGTGGGGTACCCGGGATGGAAACTCAAAAAATAGGCCCCCCTTGTGCAGATTAGTATGTATATACAGCCGCGGCTCTTCGTGCTGAGAAAGGTGGGTGGGGGTGGGGTGGGGTCGCCCATAGGCGCTACCCGTTAAACTCGTGGGACCCTAGATATTCTAGGATGATCCAATCTAATTGATCCTCTCAACAACAAAGTACTTGACTGTGGTACGGATTGCTGTATAGTGGTTTTCAAGGGCGAGGCATATCGCTTCCCCATTTTTGAGGTTTCACACCATGACAACTATG